GAGATAGATAGGTTTGAATGTTTTTCTTTAGGGCTAAAGATGAAGCAGTTAATGTACTATTTGAATTAAAAGCTAAAACATACAAATCAGTATTAGCTCCGGTATTATCTGATGCTTTAGATCTTTCAGCATAAGCCTTAGCTATTTTACCATATTTAGGGGGCATTGAAAGTGCTCTAACTAAATAATCATCGGACGTTACCGCTCTATATTGAGTATTAAAATTAGAAATAATATTTTGTCTTAATTCTTCTACAGTATCTCCACTACTACCCCCAGAAGCGGCTCTTGGATTACTTACTGCTAATGAGTTATAAGAAGATTGATAAACCCCCCCAACATCAACTGCAGCATAATTAACAAAGTTACGAACAATATTTCTTATTACAATTAAATCATTAGCGGGTAGATTTGCTACTACTCCCCCACCAGTTAAATACCTTACAGTTAAATTACCAGTAGGAGCTATACCATAAGAAGGAGTAAATATAAAATTAGTAGGAGAATAGGCTGTAGTTAACTTATCTTTTTCAAAAGGTAAACCTAAACCTACATTATCGGAATTAGGTACTATTTCTTCTTCAACATTTAATGTAGTACCCGCTCCAAATTGAAGTTGTAAAGAACCAGAATCAATAAAACGAGTTGCAAATCTTCTTTGGGTTTGTTTTAACTTAAGTAAATAAGGTACCTCATTTTGGGATAAGTAAGTATTTGGGTCATTCGGGTTAGTATTACTAATAGAATCATAAACCATTTCTTCAGCTAAATAGGGAACTTCATAAAAAATATTCCCATTTTCATCAGTTATATCTAATATCCCTATTATATTTTCTGCATTAATTACAGCAGTAAAAAATTCTACGGGTGTAGCACCAGCATTAACATTTAATGTATTTACCGTAGCTGAAATGGCTTGTCTGGTCTTTTTTAGTAAATATAATATAGGGTTATTACTATTATCTACTGCATATACCGTAATATTAGTAGGATCTTGTGAACTTGATACTGTAAAATCAATAGAATCTTCGGTTAAGAAGGTTGTAGTTGTTTGGGTAGCAGATCCTATTTGTGCATTAGGTTCAATATAAAGAGCATAATTAAAATCAGGAGCAAAATTACTTCCAGTAGCTGGGATAGTTTGATAGAAATCAATATCAGCCATTGCTACTCCTGTTACTTTAGGTTTATAACCCATCATATATGCTAAATTATATAGATTTTCAAATCTACGAGCATATTGAGTATAAGTTTCTTGTACTTGATTTTCCTGATAAAATGCTAAAACATCACCAATATAAGATGACATTTCTATAAACATCATCCCAGGAGATGATGGACTAAAATCTGTATAAGTATTAGGAAAATAGGTTTTAGCATAATTAATTAATGTTGACCTAAAATCCGAAAAGTCCTTATTTATATATCTTATATCTCTTGCAGTTGCCATTATGTAAAATTAAATTGTATTTGATCCTCAATCCCAGTATTTTTTACTATATATTTTATTATTGCTGTAATAACATTTTCATCGGGGATAGTTAAAATATCTAGAGCTTTTATACTTACTAAAGGAAAATTATTAGATATTTTTATTGAGATATTTTCTTTAAGATCCTCAAGATTATCTTGTGCTATCTGTTCAAATACGAAACTCCTTAATCCACCTCCATAATTAGGATTTTCAATACGTTCACCTGGTTCTGTTAAAAAATAATTAATTAAGTTATTTCTTATTGCATCTTTAGTAGTATAAGTTGTTCTAAATACCGATGGAGAAGAAAACGGTAAGGCGACTCCAACCCCTACACTGGGTTGAAAATCGGTTTTGGGTATAATACGAAGATCATAAGCCATTATTTGCCCCCTTTCATTAATCCCATAATCATATCTAAACCAACATTACCCTCAGGTAATTTTGACCCATCTCCTGAAGTATTCATACCCGGGGTTATTTGTAGAGTATTAGCAGTTACACCCATTCCTCTGGCATCAGCTGAATTAAATGAAAGAGTGTCTTGCCCTCTTCGCATGTCTCCCATAATACTTTCCATCATAGCTCTTTTTTCTGTAGCTGATTTTTGTGGGGGACTATTAGTAACCTGAGTAGAGGTACCAGTAGATACAGGAGACATTTGATAAGTTTCCTGGATTGGTAATTTAGGAGCACGAACTGCTTCCAAAAGGATATCTTTTAGTTCCTCTTGGATAGCTTCTCTAACGGCTTCTTTAATAAATGATTTTAATTCGCTGGGTTTCATCTGTTATAAATATTAAATTTAGTAAGCTTTTAAATTATCTCTGTCAATTATTAGCTTAAGTTCATCGATTAATGTTTGTCTGTTTGTTGTAAACGATAGTTGGGTTTGGAGCAGTGAAATACCTTGTTGATTTAAAGCTATAGCTTTTATACGATTGACAGTAGGGCTAAAAGGTACTTCCTCTATTTGGAAACTAAATCCTTTATAAGACCCATCATTTACATCTGCTTGGGTTTGACTATTAGCAGTTTGTATTATAGTATCTGATAGGGAATCTAAAGTTGAAGTAGGGTTACATCCTATAATTAAAGTATCTAAAGAATTAAGTAAAGTAATTATATTTTGGATTATTTTAGAAAATATAGCAATTGGAATAATTAAACTATCTATTCCATCTTTTTGTTTTTGTAATTTAGAATTACCTAAGTTATCAAATGTTAATCTATCAGACAAATCACCTAAATCATTTATAGCAGATACGGCAGCCCCAGGAATAACAGGAATAATTTTAGCTGCTTGATTTAATCCTGTTTTAATATTTTTTAAATTAGATATAGAAAATAAAACTACATCTAAAAAACTAGAAACTCCCGTATAAGTAGAAGTAATTACATTTAAAAACTGGTCTACAGTGTTTAATTTACCTACTATATTATTTCGTTTTTCAACTATAGATTGCAGTATAACTGAATCAGGGCATGAACCCGGTGTAAATTGAGAAATGAGACTAGTTAAAGAAGAAGGTATTTGGTTTTCTAATTCTGTTCCTTTTTGAATAAGAATTTGACCTAATTTTGGTAAACCTTTAACTTTTCTATCTTCAGGTATAGCATTTAAAATAGTGTTAATATCAATCCCGGCCATTACAATGTTTTACTTACTTGTGATTTAGTTGTAGTTTGAAGTTGGGTTCTTATAACAGCTAATTGAGGGGCTAATTGAGCAGCAGCAGCTGCTACAGCAGGGCCTCCTGTGGGAGTAACTGTTTGCAAAGCAATAGTTAAAGCCTGTAATTGATTAACTAAATCTACTAAAATATTAATAGTAGTATCTCCTTTTAAAACAGATTCAGTTGCTTGAGCTCCGCCTAATAACACGCTATTGGATTGAATCACGGACTGTGGTGAATCAACATTAAAACCGTTTATAGCATTGATATTTACCGTTTTTATGGACGATAATAATATATGGTCCTCAGTAGAATTAAATACTAAACGACCCGAGTTTAGAATAAGTTGTTTACCTGAGTATTCATTAGGTTTTATAGGGGGATTAGAAGAATAACTAGAATAAGATGTACTAGAGGCCTCTAAAGGTATTTTTTGGGTGCTTGTAAGGTATATAGAAGATCCATCTAAATTAATATCCTCCGTTATAGAGTTATAACTAGGTTGTTGAGTATGTTTTTGATTAGTTAATATGGTAATTGGGTTCCCTAATATAGTTTGAGAACCAGATGACCAATTATTATTTACAAATGTAGTTCCATTAGGTACTGTATTTCCAAATCTAATGCTATTTCCAAATCTTCCATCTATTATATAATCTCCTTCATATGGGTAAGTTGGATTAGCTATAATATCACTATTAAAATAATAACCCGGAGAAAAAACTGTATTAGAACCCTGAGATGGTTTATTAGGATTATTTGTAGATTCTACTTGTATATATCCTTTATTTTGTGTATTAGGTAATATATTTTGTTGGGGGCTAGGTATAGGATTAGCCTGTTGATTATTCCACAGATTAATAGTGTTTAAATAATAAAAGGTTAGCCTATTATAATTATTTTGAAAATCCTTGTTAGCTAAAGCTACAACAA